ATTTCATCTTGCCACTGATGGCACCTGGGGCTGCGCTCTTTACAGTAGCCTTGACGGTTGATCCTGGACGAGTCATTCTGGCAGATTCAACTTTAGCAACGGCTTTAACAACAGCCTTTGCTTTTGGTTTAACTGATGACTTCTTAACAGCAGATGCAGTTCCTCGGAACTCTGAGTTCTTTGGAGCACTTGCAGCCTTAGCTGCTGCCTCTGATGCTCTGCGTCCTGCAATTTTATCTTGTTCGTCCATTATAATCCTTAGGTAGCAGTGTTTTTATATACGCCGGTCTTCTTAAGAATCTTTTTCTTTAGTTTCTGACCGTCTAGAAAGTTTTGTTCTGACTTTGTTGGCTTCTTTGTTTTAGCCTTAGGAGTTGGTTTTGGCTTTGGTGTTGCCTTTGCCTTTGCTTTTTCAATAGCCATTTGTCCTGCTGCACCAACTGCAAACGCAAGTCCAGCTACTGCTTTCTTTTCTTTTGAAATTCGTTTTGCAGTTGCTTCTTTTTGTGCCTTGTATCTTGCTTTATTTTTGTCCATCTTATCAAGATCTTTATTTTTCAAAGATTCTGCAGATTTATTTTGTTTAACAAGAGCACGGCGTTCTGCGGCAGATAGTTCGCTTGCACGATATGAGTAACCACCAGGACCACGACCACCACCTGAAAGTCCTTCAGGACGATTTGTTTGTGCCATTTGTTTCTCCCTGTTAGATGAACGTTTTGTTTTGCTCTGCGAATAGTTCATCTAGGTTGACAACTGTTCGCTTGCCTATCTCGTGACGAGAGAGGAATGGGTTTGATAGGTGATGCTTTGAGTACTTGCCATAGTTGAGCATTTCACGGGCGCGGATCTCACAGAACCAGAGCGCCATTACTAAGTCGGTCTTACCCTTAGTAGTTGGAGACCAGGTAATCAATTGCTCTATAAGAGCCTTGACATTCTCAGTCTGATCTGAAGGTAAGTGAATAAGATTATCTCGATGGTGCTTGCCATCGTGTTGTTTGGTACCGAAGAGGCTAGACATAGAGGCTACTCCGAAGCCAGCATCCCATTTGTTAGAGCCGGTATGGTGTTCCTTGAATTGAACGCCACGTGTTGCTAGGTGCTGACGGATACCTTCATCTTGTGTAAGGAAGGACTGGAAAGCGTTCTTCTCTACAATCCACTCACTCGGTGAGTAGATAGAGGTCCAGTCAAATATTAAGTTACGGATAGCTGCAGGTGATGGACGGCTAATCTTGATAGCATCTACGATGTATCTTTTATTTGTACTGCGGTCTATTGCATAACAAATAGCTGCAGTATCACCAATCATCGCAGGGTCTAGCCCACAGATAATACTAAAGCCGTTTAGGTCTCGCGGATGTCCAGGATGTCCGGCGGTTAACGGACCCGACTTACGCATTCCATCAATCGAACCACGAACACATACAGGGTCAAAAGCAGAGTCATCTGATATGTCCTGTTGTTGGTAGATCAATGCCCACGTTGAGGCATCCATTGATTGTCGTTCATTAAATAAGTTGCGGCCTGACCAGCGTGGGTATAGTCCAGTAACCTCATCCTTATCGGATTCAGCCTGACCGTCAAAAGGTGCATCTGATGCAGGCCACAAAGTCTCCCACTTGTCGGGGTTCTCATCAGCCGTTAAAAGCGCTGGCATTGCTAGATAGGTCCAAGGGACTAAGCCGCCTGGGTATCTATCTTCATTACGTAGTTCTTTGTATAAATCTACAGAGGCTACGCGGGTACCGATAATAATAAGTTTACCTGTTGGGTTAAGGCGGGAGCGCACGTCCTGCGTTAGCCACTTAATCTGTCGCTCAAAGTCATTGGCGTTTGATAACGTTACTGCGTCATCTACAATAATCATATCTGCACGCTTGCCGTAAATCTGACCGCCGATACCGACGGCTTCGATGTTCGGATCCTTTTCACCTGACTCACGGAGTTCATCTCCGAAGGTGATACGGGTAGCCTGCCACGAAGCTGACTTAGAGTTAAAGCCGACACCAGCGGCATAAGCCTGCTGGAGCTTCTCATACATAGGGTGGGTAAGTCTTTGCTTAATAGCGTATAGAAAGTCTGCCGCTAGGCGCTGAGTCTGGGAAACAATCAAGACTCTAAAGTTTGGATTCTGTGCAACCATCCACGTTACGTAGTCCACGGTTATCGTCATAGACTTGGCGTGGTTTGGCGGAATGTTAATGAGGATGCGGTTATTGGCAACGCCTGGCTCGTACTTCATAGCGGGGTGTAACCAGCTCGGCGGTCTGCCCTCGATGACATCTACGATGTTCTTCTGATGGGCGAAAGTCTTGGAGTGCAGGAAGCGCTCGCGGAATTCTTCAAAGCTGATATCGTGGACATCGCCTGAGGCAAAGGACTTGTCCTTGAGGCCGAGACGGGTACGATCAATTTTATCTGTAAATACTTTGTCGGTACGACGGTAGTACTCATACGTCTTCATAGACTTACCGGCTGAGCCACAGGCTTGCTCTATAGTCATACCTTCTGCTACACAGCCAAGGATAATTCTCTTGGCTATGTCGGCGGAATTCTCTGCCACGTATATCTCCTCAAAGCGCCGAATGGCGCGAAATGCCTTCTTCGTTTATACCGGCTTGAGGATGTTTTTAATAAAATACCGGCTCAGGAATTTGATAGAACTATCCCAACTAAAACCTGCGACTGCAGGTACTGGTCGGGCTTAGCGCCCGAACGAGCCACAGCGAAGTGAGGGGTAAAGGCTAGCTCGTCCTTAGGGGACTCGCGTAGCGGCAGCGAAGCGCATCATTCGGGGCTGTCCTCACTTACAGCCCCTACTATATAGAAGGCAGGAAATTTAGACCATTTCCCGCATTGGTAAAAAATACTTTACGTTTGTGTTACACATCACAGTATTCTAGTAGCTGACCTGCGGTTTTACTAGATCACCATTTCACTTTAGGAAATATATTTTTAATGGGTATATACACCACCGCGCAAATAAATTAAGCATAGGGGGGTCGGTTATTGCGCTTTACAGGGTATTGCCACGCCTAAATTGTGCGGTACGGCAGAGGGTTAGCAGTAAGGTAAGCGGTTGCGGGTTACTAACTTAACGGCGCCCCTAAACCCAATAACATCTCATTAAGTAGCGAGCTGCTAGCCGATTAAGTAATGGCCGAATGATCATTCAGACCCTGCCAACCAACCCAACAGACCAACCCCAAACCGCCGCAAAGCTCGTGGCCTGGCCTGTCGCTGTGACCGGCAGACCAAACAGGATCCGACCCTGACCAGGAAAACACCTCCACGGACCGGTGGGGCTGTTTGATCAATCAGGCCAAAAATGGCCGCAATCCTTGCGTGTCTTGTATGGGGTAGACACCCACATTCTGTGCTATGCTTTCTTTGTGGGAATCGACAAGCCCATAAGGAGGCAACAAATGGAATACGACACAACAGTAACTAAGCAACAAATTGCAGGCATTTTACGTAAAGCAAACATTGTCCGTTACAAAAAAGTCGCGGGCGGCAAAAGTGTTTTACGCGACATCACAAGAAATTATGCTTACTACTCAGGTGTTGAGGTAATCGAAAAGTCAACATCGTATAACAAAAATCCTCGCACCTTGCGCCCTCGTTACATAAAAGTATCAACGGGCAAATTTACTGTTGAATTTACCCACGGATACAACGGCCAAAAATTCACACAAGAAGAGGCAAAAGAAATCCTAAACAAAGCCATTGCCGCCCTTATCGATAACGGCTTTATTGTTGTAGATGATCATTCACTCTATTTTGTAGTTGCTAAGGAGGCAAAGTAATGCAATACGAAGGAAGAATCTCATTCAAGACAGACAAGGCAATAACACCTGCACAAATAAGCCAAATGTTGGATCTTCTTTATTTACAGATTAATGAGCCTGTGGATGAATCAGGAAATGACGAGGATTACACAACAGAAAACATTTTCGTTTATCTAAACGAGGAGGGGAAATAATGAGATACATCGCAATTTGTGAGGGTACAAGGTACCCAATCTACTCAAGCTCAGACATCAAAGAAGAGGCTGTTTCCACTCTTTGGTCTTTGGTACACGATTATTTAGTGAGAGCAAACGCCCCTGAGACTCAATTGATGAGTGCTGCCGAATTGGAAGAATACTTTGGCTATCTGCTCATCGATACATTGGAAAAGCCTTCGGGATTTCTCCACAACTAGGCCGAAACGCCCCCTTTGGGGCGTCGTGTGGTGGATCCACGCCTGATGATGGCCATCAGAAACCGACAAGAAAGGCAAGGCAATGCAAACAGAAAAGAAAGAGTTTCTTTGTACCTGTAACGGATGCAGAAACTACCCAAAGGATCTAAATCGTCTCTATTGGGAGGGCTTAGTATCTGAATTAAACGGGCATTATTTCTCACCTAGTAACCGCACATTTCATCGATCACGAATTACGGATTGGACATTCTTCGGTGAGAGTCGGGGCGTGGCAATCAAAGAAACCCGCGCCAAAGGTTGGGACATTCAAGACGGGCGCGAATACGCCGTTTCTTTGTGGTGTAAGTATGGAAATTTAATCGATTCAATTGCACAAGATAACGGAAAAAAGGCGGGGGCTTTTATGGTATCGGATGAGGCTCACAACAAGATTAAAGCCTGTGCTTGCCACGGATGCCAACTAGACCGACAGGGGCGCAACTAATGACACAGTGCACACAATGCAAGACAGAAATTGACCCTTTGGCGGTCTTTCCCGCGGGTCTGTGTGTTGATTGCTACGCACAAACAGAAGAGGCAAACCGCCCAATAACGGCGCAAGAATTGGCGAGAATGTGGGGGGCCAAATGCTAACCAAAAGAGGAAAGAGGGCGCGGGCGGTCTTGATTCTGTTCGTCTTGATTCTTGCGGCGTGGAGCTTTTGGCAGGTAACCGCCAATTTATGGGCGACGCCGTCGGGGTGGTGTTGGGGATCAATGCTTGAATGCGTCAAGCTGTAAAGCAGGCAGACAAGAGAGAGAATTTCCTGGCGTTTGACTATCGCACACCGGCTTTGTCGGGTCGGTGTGTGGTAGCCTACCACCAGTAGGCGGCCTCTTAGAGTGAGAGGGCGAGAGAGAAGGAGAAGGCAAATGGATAATGTATGGACCTCACTAGTAACTAGTGAAATGGTAAATAAATTAGATGAGAGAGAGATAGCACGTTTAACGCAAGATCTAAACGACGCTGTTATGGAAATCTGTAAGATTTACGAAATAGAGGGCAACTAATGGCAGTAATCTGCACCTATGATGGGTGCGAGGCAGAGAATGAGGACTATGAAAACTACAACGGGACTTACTGGTTTCGTTGCCACAAATGCGGGTGGGACAATGAGGTTGTCCACTCGCCCTGGAAATAAAGGAGAGAGCAAGTGAGCGAACCAACAAAAGAATACTGGCAGGCCAAAGCACAACTTTGCGAGAAAGTGGCAATGGATCAGTTGCTACAAGCTGATGCCGCTGGCGCAATGAAGAACTTGGAACGTATGGTCTATGCGCTTAGCCGTGTAGGTATCACGAATGAGAGAGAGGGTAAGGACAATGAGTGAGGTAATTAGTTTCCATCCAAAGACATCGCCTGTATTCACCTTTTATGAGGTAGTAGATGAGGAAGGCGGTGCAATTTGGGGCGGTAATGACCCTATAGAAGCCGTTAATTGGTTACGTCGTAGCCGTATGAACTCACGCCTGCTTGTATCGGGGTGGGACGCAGAGGGAGAGGACGCTATGTTGGTAGGTCAACCCTTAGACATTACAAAAATTGTCTTTGCTACCCTGGCAGGTGTCCTATGATACTGGGAATCATTGGCGTAATGGTACTCTTCTACCTTGTGTTAATAGTGGAGGACAAACTTAATGACTGATGAGTTGGAGAAGAGAATAGCCCAAGCCGCAAGGCGAGCTGTGCAACATCGCAACTACAGAAGGGCAAGAGATCGTGCTCTTGCCAGGTTGGCTCACGCCTACCCCGATACCTATAAAGAACTCTTAGCGGTAGAAAGGCAGTTTGATGAGCAACAAGGTAAAAAGTGGCTTGATCTTAGCGGTAGTACTGGTCTTAGTGTGGGTGTTCACACCCGCGCCACAGGTGCAGACGATCTTTACACATCGCAAACCAACAGTTCCAGTAATCAAAACCAAAGCAACAATGCAGGAGAAGCGTGAGAACAAGACACTTATCGTTAGTTACTCACGAGCACTTGGATACAGTAAAAGAGAGCGAGCCTGCCTTATCTCACTTTGGACCCGTGAGAGCAGGCTTGACCACTTCGCAGACAACCCAAAATCAACAGCTTTCGGAATTGCTCAACTCCTTAGAGAGCGTAGTCGAGAACCTGAATTACAAATCCTTCACGGTATACGATACCTTGAACACCGCTATCGAGGCAGTGCGTGCCGCGCTCTTGCCCACTCAGACAGACGAGGCTGGTACTAAATGATTACCGGTGTATCACTATTTGCTGGAGTAGGTGGCTTTGACCTAGCTATGGAACGCAACGGTGTAAAAGTTGTAGCCTCTGTTGAGATAGATAAGAAATGTAATGAAGTGCTGGCAAAGCATTTCCCTAACGCAAAACAATTTGATGATGTAACTACAGTGAAAGGAAGTGACTTAATTGGAGCAGGATTTAACCCAAGCAAAGGAATTATTGCAGGAGGATTTCCCTGCCAAGATCTCTCAGTCGCTGGCAAAAGGGCTGGTCTTGCTGGCGCACGAAGCGGGCTTTTCTGGGAAGCTGCAAGAATTGTGGACGAAGCGCAAAGCGAGTACTTCATCCTCGAAAACGTCCCTGGTCTGCTATCAAGTAACGAAGGAAGAGATTTTGGAGTCGTCCTCGGGACGATGGCCGACCTCGGGTATTCTGTCGGATGGCGTGTGCTTGATGCTCAGTACTTCGGAGTACCCCAGCGCAGGCGTCGTGTCTTCATCGTTGGCAGACGTTCTCTTGACTCAGGAAGTCCAGCCGAAATACTTTTTAAGTCAGAAGGCTTGCGAAGGGATTCTTCGCAGAGCAAACAGACGGGGCAAGACACTGCCACCAGTACTGCAAGAAGCTTTGGTCAAACAGGCTTCGCAAAGTACACAGAAGGAGTAGCAACTCTTACTGCTACTACATACAAAAGACCTGAAGACAATGTAGTTGTTGGAACTCTTCAGGCACGTGACTATAAAGGTGTAGGTAATCAATACGTCCAGGAGAATAAACTTGTGGTTCACAAAGAGTAGGCGAGCACAGAATGACGAAGACTACGAAACGTGGATTGAGGGGGGGGTAATGCCCACATTAAATGCTTTTGATAATGGCGACATACGAAGCACTGTTATTATCTTTTATGGTAATCGAGTGGACGATGTACGCCTACAAGGTGGAGTAATTAATACATTACAAGCACGTATGGGAACAGGTGGAAATAATATGCCAATGGTTTTTAGCCATACCCAAGGACTTGATCCGCAACCCAGCGAAGAAGTATCTCCAACATTACGAAGGAATGGAAATGGTATGGCAGTTGCTTACGATGAGTTTAATGACAGTATTTCTGATACTCATCACACACTTAGGGCAGGAACTAAACAATCAACAGGAGTAATGATGGAAAAACAAGTACGCCGCCTCACACCGCTAGAGTGTGAAAGGTTGCAGGGTTTTCCTGATGATTGGACTGCTAGTCAGTCCGACTCAGCTAGGTATAAGCAGATGGGAAACGCGGTGGCAGTACCAGTAGTTGAGTGGATTATCCAGGGGATAGTTGATACACTTATCTAGCCTACTTCATTCGGCCCAGTAAAACCACACTGTTACTTGCCTTCCAGTGTGGTTTTACTTTTTCTTAATCCAATACTGAGTGTTAGAAACTATCAAGTCAAACTCTTTGCTATGACGCTCAGCGAAGAGAAGGATACCAGCTTTAGGAGATTGAGAGGGAGGCAAGTCAGCGCCCCACGTGAGATCATCAAAAGCCATAATGCCACCAGACTTGAGTAAGGGCCAGCTTAGTTCAGCATCGAGTAAGACACCAGCAGTTGTATGGTCTGCGTCAATGTAGATGAAATCGTATTGTTCTTTACGCTCTTCCGATAGTAGAAAGTACATAGTAGTACTGCGATACTTATAAATACTGCCATCGTTTTGCCAACGCCAAGTCTTTTCTAAGTATGTTTTATGTACATCTTCAAAGTCCATAGGCTTATGGTCCATCTCATCGCTACCTTCCCACGTATCAACATCGTGCAAGTGAGATGAACGGTCTGTAAGTATATTCTCCATCAACCACACACTGGCATCGCCAGTGAAGGCACCGAGCTGAAGATACTTTAGATCAGGCAAACCTTTATCTTGTACCAGATAGGTAGCAAAGTTATCTATTGCACTGGTAGCAAACCAATTAGGATAGTCAGTCATATCAACCTCCAGTAGAGTAGAAACCAGGTGCGTTGAACTTGATACCACCTACACCATAGACACGATCCATAGGAGTATGGCAGTCAAAGCAGATAGGTGCGTTAACCTCAGCGTGGATGCTACGCTCAACGCTTAGCTCACACTTGCAGGTATCACACTTGTAATCATAAATCATAACTTTCCTTCAATTGAATCAAGTATCTCTTTACCTAAAGCATAAGGAACACGTGAACGTTCTCTTGCTCCTTTGAGTCCTTGTGTACCAGTCTTAGCCCCACGTGGAGCGGCCTCGTGGCAAGGCATACCGTTCTTGCACATAGTGCGTGGAGTCCAGTTAGGAACTATTCCCCACAAATCAGTAGGTTTCATACGACTATCACCATAAGTACAGTAACTAACAGTTGTACGTGGTAGTCCTTGAACTACCGGTAACTTACGTAACATACCTCTAGGATTTTCAATCAACCATCCCTGAGTAGGATTAAGGTCAGCAATAAGTTTGCGTGTATGTGCAACCAACTTCTGACTTACCTTAGCTGATTCAGTCTTCGGTTCATAGGCTCTGACACCACCGCCCCAATGGTGTCCCATTGATGCAACACTAAAGGCTGTGCAAGGTGGTGATGCCCATACAAAATCAGGTTGTCCATATTTATTTATTAAATCTTTTGCATTAAGATTAAACACGTCAACGTGTTCAGTTGCCTCAAAGAAATCATCTAATTCAAAGGTAATGACTGTATGACCAGCATCCTTGAATGCTTGTGTAGAACTACCAGTTCCTGAAAAGAAATCAAATACTAACATTATAGTTTAATAGCCTCACTTATCTCCAAGTAACCAACCACCTTTGGTACCTTGTTTCTGTTATCAAACTCTGTACTCGCTGGCATCAGATGAGTCACCCACTCTGGCTCTGGTATCTCGTTGATATCAAAGGAGTAGATGCCAAGAGGAGTGGAGTTAATGTAGAACGGAAGCAGGTTGTACTGCACTGCTAGTTCTATTAGCTTGCGATACTTAATCTGCTCAATGAGCAGGTCTGAGTAGTGTGTAACCCTGCATTTAAGTTCAATGAAGTGACCAGCCTTGTAACTGATACAGTCAAAGGCATCATAGGTACCCTCACTCTTGACTAAGTCAGGGTAGATATCTTGTTTAAGAAACTCAAAGAGATCCGACTCTTTCATTATCTGAATGGTGAGTCACCACCTAGTTTAACAAGTAACTTACGCATCGCACTGTTACACCTGCGGTCAGCAGTAGATACGGCGCACTCTAATATCATAGACATCTGTGCAAAGGTAAAGTTCTCGTGATAACGGTAGGTAAGTATCGTGCGTTGCTTCTCATCTAACTTTAAGAAAGCATTCTTAATATCAAATAACATAGCAAGTAGGTTGCCACCTTCTGCCGGACTAGATGACCCCTTCGGTTGCCCGTCACGGATCATCTCTTGTGCCTGCTCTAATACTGTACCGTCTATGATGGATGCAATAACAAAGGGTAGAAGCTGAGCAACAGTTGCACTCTCGTAGTAAACCTCATCGGTGATGTGATAGCCAGCCTTAGCAGCCTTCTCCTTGCGTGCGTAGCGCTCTGCTACACGCCTCATCTGCCACGCTATACGCTGTTCGTTATGCTTACGCTCTTCATTATCTTCTACGTTTAACTGCTCGTTAATATAATCTGTGCGGGACATAGCCCACATTAAACACTCTTGACGTACATCATCTGCTTCAACGTATAACTTAAACTGTTGAAAGATACTGTTAGCCATTGCTGGTACCAGATCATTGATGATTGGATGTATGTCAGTCATACCTCATTGCCCCAAGAATCCCAACCCTCTGCGGTTTGTCTAGCAAACAATTCTATTCGTGGTAAATCCCCCACCAGTTCAATAATTTTATTACGAACAAGATTTGGTTTCTTGGAATGTTGTTCTATTGGTTCATCAATAATGCTATGAACAGCTGCACTTAATCTCGTTACTCCCTTACCACGAACCGCTAAAAGACATAATTCAGCATTGGAACGAGTCCATCTACCCATACCCCAGAACCAAGTGGGTGCAATTTTATTGCGCTTGACCCAAACAAAAGCACAAGTTTTATATTCAAAACCCCACGCTTTAATTAAATCAAATGATTCTTCCAACTTTGGCATTGTAGTCCATAAAAAAAGAACAGAATCTTTATCTGCAATATCGTTAATAGGTAATGCTTCAATGTCACTTTTTTTCATTGTTGGATAATGGCGAATTGCTCCGCCTCGATTTGCAGATGGGTCTTGATAACTCCAAGGTGGATCTGCATAAATGATTTTATATTTTTTATCAGGTAGTTTAATCATTCGTCGGGCCACGTTCCATCGAGTACCATCATTGCAATAGCAGAATAATTTAGAAGGTCAATGAAGCTATCACGCAGAGATTCATTGCTAGGGTTAACGTTAGAATCAATAAGGTTGTTAATTCTGGCGACCTTGTCCCACATACGTACACGCAGACCATTAAGAGGTCCACCTGGACTAAGGCTGATGTTCTTAGGACCGTAATCGTGGTGTTTTTTAATGAGAAGATTGCCTGCTGTATCCAAGATGCGCCATACATCGGTAATAAACTCATTGCTTATCGCGTCGGTGTTGGTCTGATTAACACCTGTTCGTTTTGGTAATCCGACTCTAAGATCTGAAAGCCCATATGCTGCAAAGTCTGTAACATTCTCATCCATTCGTCTCTACTCACCCTTCTCACCTGTTAGAAGCGCCCGTGTAGCGACCTCACCGTTAGTCAGGTAATAGTCGTTTATGTCCATACCTGGGGGTAATGTTACTATTTGTGAGTTCATTACATCATTTGCGACACGCTTAGCAAACTCAGCACCAGGATTGGTGCCATCTTCTTTAATGTCATTATCACCAACAACAAAGACTGTGTCATAGCCACCAAATAGTTTTGGATAGTGTGACTTCCAAGCCTGTACACCAGGTACACCTACTGCTGGTATACCTAGTACACCAGATGCGATGATGGTATCTAGCTCACCTTCACATACCAGTATGTATGGTGACATCAAAGTAATATCGGTAACGTTATAGAGGTGAGCCTTCTGTCCGGTAGGTGAACCGTACTTAGGTTTGCCATCATCTATTCGTCTAAACTTAAAGCCAACGCAGTGACCGAGTGCAGTCAAGTATGGAATAGATATCCAACCCTCTTGTAGTTCGTGTCCGTTCATAGGATCGGTAACAGTACCGAGCATATAGCGAGCAGCAACTACCTCAGATATCCCACGTTCTCCTAGTGCGGCTAGAGCCTCTGGACTTATTTCCTGTGCGTATCTCTGCGCCGCTTCCAGTAGCAATTTCGATTGCGCGTTTGAGGCCATTGTTGAACTCCATATTCTCCATTAAGCACACCATATT